CGTCAAAATTTCTTATTCTCTTACAATGACAACTCATTTATTTAAGTTTTACTCTTATTTGTATATCATTTGTTGGATTTAATATTTCAAACATTGAGTTATAATCACTATATAAAACCCTATCAATAGCATCTAAATCAATTGGATAACATTGAGAACCATCCGCTACCCTAAAAAATGGTAAATTAGTTGTCTTACAAGATGTTTGCTCATTTAATATTGGATAAGGTGCTTTATCGCTACTGTAATTACCACTCTGCTCACTATATATATTATATACCCTTAGAGAAATTAAACTTAAAACACCATCTATTAATGTAATTTCTTTTTCCAAATCACCAATAAAAATATCTTCTCCCATATCATGTTTTTTAATATCCATGTAGTCTTTGATTTTATTGATGATATTAGTTACAACGTTAGTATTATTGTAAGTTTTATCAATGAAAACATCAACTGAAAAACCTAAATTATAAACTCTACCACTACGTACTTCAATATAATCATTAATAGTTCTATAATGCGACATATATTCAAGTATATTGTTTATTAATGTTTCAGGTAATGATTTGTCTAATTTACCAAGACTATTCATACCTAAAAGACTCATTGATATTTTATTGTTATCCTCTATAACTGCTGACCTAAATGGCGCACCATACTTAGGTGGCATCATCATAAGTCTTGTTTTATAGTCTTTAATTGTCACACATCTATTTTGAGAAGAAGTGTTATATTTGGTTAAATATTTAATTTCTTCAACTGATGGAGCATCTTTACCTGCAACAGATGGCGTTATATTAGTGACGGAAAAAGAGCTGATAACTTGACCTTTAAGTCTTGAATTTAATTCGCTACCATCACTATGAAATTGAGCATTTAATAATGAAACAGAATTAATAGCTCCGCTTCCTAAATTAGTTTCAACACCACCACCTACTTCATACAAAATATACATAGTCCAACCTTGTTTAGGTAAAACACCTAACATGTCGTTGTTTATTATTTTGCTTGTTCTATATTCTGCATATTTAGTACTACCATTAGGAATTTCTCTATAATCAACGCCACTACCAAAGATAACTTTAAGATAACCATTATCAGTAAATTCAGTTATAAATTTTTGTGTGATAGGTTTCCATTTACCCCTATAAAATCTTGTTGTTCTTGTTGATGTGTTTCCAAGTAATTCAACAGTTTCAGTATAATCTTCATAAACTTCAGGATTTAAACTGTCTTTAATAACATTGTTATCAAAATTAGATTCAGTTCCAAATCTCCATTGGTCAGCTAATGAGTCAACTTCAAAATATCTAAATGTCATTGCTGCATTTTTATCAGTTTTGAATTGCTCTTCATCATAATAATATTCCTGAATATCAGGGTCTTGTGTAAAATCTGAAGATTCTTTAAATATTATTGATTCAACATTCATAACATTAGTATCAGGTAAAACAATTTCCATAAAAGGTTTAACGTCAGTTCCTAATAATACCTTTTTAAAAACTCTTGTAATGCCATTTACAGCTACTGTTGTTTTTGATACAGTATAACTTGTTATTGAGCCGTTAGAATTTCTATTTGGCTGATATGTTCTATTTGAATATGCATCTGAATTAAATTGTTCAGCAAAATCAATATCTTCAGATAAATGAAAATTATAACTTCCTGCTGACACGACAGTATTTCTCCTTAAAATAGGTGCATAAGCCCAATTAGGAGATGAAATATTCTCTGGGTCTATTGGTAATACACAACTAATTTTTACTTCACACATACTTGCTTTAGCACCAGGTACTTTTAAGCCATTAGCACGTGCATTATTTAATACTGAACTCTTTAACATAGCAGTATTTGGATTGGTTTCTTGATACATTCTATCTATATGGTAAGATAAATTATCTGAAACAGATGAAACCAAATCAATAAACCAAGCACCTACAGAACTATCATCAAAATTATTTGACAATTCTGGATAATACTTATTGCTAAAATTAATAAGTTCTGACCTATAATCACTAAATGTTCTTGCTAAATAATTAATTTTTTTATCCATTATAATTCTGTTACAATACTATCTTTTATTAATTTATTACCTTGTTTAATTGAATAATCTATTCTAACATAAACAGCTGTATCATTCTCTTCACTCTTTGCTACTTTTATATCGTTTAATATTACATTATCTACATAAGTTTGAACAGCATCTATTATCTCATTTTTTAATCCATCCCATGTCACTTCTTCGTTAGGCTCAAAAATAAATTTAATTAAATCAGTCCCAAATTCAGGTTCTCTAATTCTTTGACCCTTTGGTGTGAATATTACATGCATTATCTGACTTCTAATTCTTTCTTGTTCAGTTTCATTGACATCAAGAAAAAAATTTTGAAATTCATTATTTGTAAAAGGATATTTAATTCCTAAATATTGAATCTTTGCCATAATTATATTTTAATTAACTATAATTATTTAAAATATAATTTTTTATAAAGTTTTATAAATAAAAAAGGCTGAGAAAATTCTCAACCTTTATATTAATCTATTATAGTCCAAATTTCATAAAAATTTTTTATTTCATTCCAATCCATATTGGTGTAACCATTCTTTCCAAAAGAACTACCCCATGAATTACGAATGATTATGCCATCTTCATTATACCCAACTATTGAAATAGCATGACCTCCTTTGAATGATTCATTACCTTGTTTATCCCAAAAATACTCACTATCATTATAAACAGGTAATGCCCCAACAAGAGGACCATTTAACAATAACGCTTGCTTAATTTGTATCTCACTACCTAACATAGCATAACTATCAATCTTCATAACACCTAAATCAGAATGTACGCCTGTATGCTTTAAAAAATATAAAGCATCTTTAAATGTCATACCATTATCACCAATTGTAGTTTTGCTGTTATATATTTCCAATAATTTAATGTTATTATCTCTTTGATTTTTACCATCAGTATCAACATTCTTGTTCCAATTTAAATGAGCAGAAATAGAACATGGAACACAAATAGGTCTTTCACCTTGATTTAAAACTCGTGGCAAAAAATTAATAAATGAATAAGAAGAAGGTATATCTAACCCCTTTACTTCATTAAACTTTTTTTCACTGCCATCTAATTTAGATGGAACAAACCCATAATTCATACCTTATTATTTTGTTTCTCTCTTTGTTATTTTAAAATTGTCACCAATTACTTCAATTCTATATATTTGCTCATTTAAGCCTAATTTTTTTATAAACAAATACATATCTTTACCATCTTTACTTTCAAAGTCTCTAATTTGCATTTTATGCCATTTATTTAAGTCTGTGGGCAAACTATCAGCAACACAAATTGAATCTAACTGAGGCTTTGTAAATAGCCTTTCAAAGGTATTTTTCATTAATGACCCATAAGTATTAGTTTCTATTCCTTTTTGAGTGCTTCCACAGGCAAATAGAAACGAAATAAATGCAATAAATAATATTTTTCTCATATTTTTCTTTATCTATAAATAGAAAAATGGTGGATAAAAAATATCCACCATTCAACTTAATTTAAATCACTTTTAACTAAATTTCCTTCTTTATCTTTAACCCAAATAATTTGATTTGTTGACCCCCTAAATTTAAGTGATAAATCTCGTTTATCTTTTTCAAATCTGCCATCAACTAAATAATCAATATATGGTATAATTTTTGACATTGAATCGTTATCTCTTATCTCTTCTAATGTATAACCTGTATATAACCAAATATCTTTTAATGGGAATTTTTCTTTAACTTCTTTTACTAATTCCAATATTTCATCAAAGCTATCCATTGGGTCTCCACCACTAAGAGTTAAACCCTTTATATATTCTTTATCTAAAACGTTAAATAAATTCTCTTTATCTTTATCAGTAAACAATCTACCGCTCTTAAAAGACCATGTTTGCTTATTGTGGCAACCTTTACAATGATGCGAACAACCTGCAACCCATAATGTTGCTCTACATCCTAAACCATTATTTAAATCTGGGTAACTAATACTCCAAAATCTCATAATATCGTTTTATTTTTTATATTATGAGGAAGGGTTATTAAAACCCTTCCATTATATTTTAAAT